TTTAGCTTTTTTCTTTTTAATTTTTTTCTTCTTATTATTTTTCTTATTAGCTTTTTTCTTATTAGGCATTAAATCCTCCTTCCAGATGTTGTACATATCTTCACTTAAATAGTCAATTCTAGACATCTAACTTCTGCATCTTCACAATGCAGCCTATTGGGAATATATTTCTATCAGAAAAGACTTCATCCGTTTCATCATACGACGCAAACGTCCAAACAAACTTCTTCGTCTTCTTGTAGATGTATCCATACGAGACCATCTTGGAGCATGTAAATTTATCAAACTCTTCCCTAGTGGCGTGACCTCCGTCTGCAGTAATATCCACCCAGGATATTTTGTAGAAGTAGTATTTCGTTTTGTTAATTTTGACATGTTTATATTTTGATTTTTTCCTAAACATAGAACTGTATACACTTCTCTCTATAAAATAGTAAATAAGAATAGTGAATCATGTGCGCGCGTCCCTTAAGTTGTTGGTATTGCTAGCTTATTTGACTGGACAACCGGTATAAACATCAATTGTACCAATTGTACCTAATTGTACCAAGGGTGTTTGGTACAATTTTGAGCGAATAAGTGTTGGTATACAACAATAATAACTTTTGTACCAATTGTACCTCACTTTTAAAAAAAATAAAAAAATTTTTTTTATTTCATTGAAAAAACTCTATACAGGGGATACAAGTGCAATTAATGGCTAATTTCCTGGCTAATGTGTTCATTTTTTGTATCTTTTTAGGGTTTTTGATTTGGGTACAATTTATAATACTGGTCCACTTTGCGCAAAAATGCGTGCTGATACCCTACAAACTCTTTGTCGGAAGCTTCAAACTTCTGAAAAAAGCCATCTTTAGAGCACATTAATATAACTCCTTGTTGAATCTTGGTTTGATATATATAGTTATGGGCCATCGCATAGGCTCCTAATTGAATGAAATAGTCGTCTATCCACTCCCTTCTTTTAGGCTTGTTGGTTTGTTTAAAGTCTACTATACTTTCGCGTCCATTATAAATGCCTACTACATCAGTGGCTCCAGCGTACAATTCTGGGTAATATAGGACAACTTCACTGCCCCATATTTCATTTAAGTCAATTAAACCTTGATTAATTATTTGTTTCGCCATGGGCTCTGCTTCCTTGCCCACGCTCGTCAGGTCCTTGTGCCCTGTTCCCTGAACATACGCCTCCAGAAACGTGTGCATGGCGGTGCCACGCAAAGCTGCTACATCTCGAATGCGATTGGCTCCCTGTTCCCCGATGCGTTCTTTCCACGCCGCGAGACTCGCCTTCTTCTCCTCCGACTGAGTTGCGGAAATAATCGTTGTCACACTCGGTAGTTTCGTGCTCATCCCTTCAATATCATAGTGTCTGGACCCATGGATCAGGGATCGTTGGGACGCTGGGTATTTAAATTTTCGGTTCCAATGCATCTTTAAATCGTCCTCCCCAGGCATAAGAGCCATGATGTTTAGTAAATGATGCCGTGTTCGCGTAGAGTTTAAATCCTGCTTTACGCATCAGTTGGCAAAAGGATACATCTTCTCCGACAGAATAGCCATCTTCGAATTTAAAATCGAAGAAGTTATAATAATACTTATGATCCGGTCCCGGTTGAGGGAAGACCGCATTCTTGATTTTCAGTTCTGGAAATTTTTCTATAATTTTTTTAAAGACTTCTCGGTTAATAAGCATGATCCCCGTGGGGCCGGCCGTCACTTCAATCAGCTCTCCGGTTTCCATGCGAGCTTCTTTTTTTATTTCAACGGTATAATGTTTGTGTTCAATGTCCATGGACTTCACCCGATAAGGGGTACAGACCACATCCTTTTTAGCGACCAGCATGCGCAGCACCGCTTCCGGTTCAAATTCCACATCGGAATCAATGAACAACAGGTGCGTATACTCCGTGGTTAAAAACACCGAGGTTAAATAGTTTCGCGCTTGATGAATTAGAGGAGATTTCATGGTATTAATACCGACCGCAATCCCGCTCTTCGCCAGTTGTTGCACCAACTTCACGACTGAAATCATGGTGCCCATCTTCACCGAGTCATAGCACGGTATGGCAATCATTACACTGGGTTTAGGCGTTTCTGTCATACCCGGTCCCTGATTCCCGATCACTCCATCGTTTATTCCAGGCCCAGACGTTCATCTTCGAGCCAATGGCTTCGATCAACGCATAGGGTTGGTCTTTCGCTTTCTTCCATTTATATTTTATAAGATTCATAAGATCTGGTATCGTCATCATTAGTGTAAAGTTCCTTTCGTTAAGTCATAGGGTTCAACATAAGTATCCAAAGCAACCTTCATAATCCGTTCATAATCCTCTGGATTTAAGTGTGTCTTATAAAGACGCTGGGCAATGGCCATCAAAGAACCGGCTACCATTTCAATGGGAAGGTTCTCTTTTAAGAGAGCGAGTACATGCTCCAATAGCTCCTGATAAACAGCGTCAGCTTGCTTTAAATTTTTTGTCATAAGGGAAATATAAAATTTGAATTAAAAGCTATAACGGTTTTTCTTTTATCCCCATTAGGCTTGGATCGGTGTAATAGATGAGCAGGAAAAGAAAGAAGTTGACCCTCTTTAACATCATACTCTACAATTTTATCTTGATTTTTAATTTCAGTTTTATATTCACTGTCCGGTAATTCTAAAAAATAGGAATTAGTCCAGTTTGCACCGTTATGATTATGCCATTGGTGATATGAATCTTTACCATATTGTTGAAACCAACCATTAGATATTTTCCAATCCGTTCCATTAACATTGCCAGTCATTGACTTAAAATAATTTATAAGTTTGTTCCCGGATGAGGGGATAACTTTTTTATAAAATAAATCTAGATATTTTCTTTTAAAGGATTTAGGTAAACCACTGTCTGATTTACTAATCCATTCAAAGGACTCATTAGGCATTTCATCAATTAATTTTAATAGTTGATCTTTGTATTGATTGTGTTCTGGGACATCCAGTATAAATATTTCTGCTTCAATTCTCTTGATTTTCATTTCTTTGTTTCCTTAAATTTTTTGTCATAATGATCTAGAATAAGTTTAGCTTTTTCTCCTTTTACAATTAAATAGGGATAGATTTGTTTTAAAATTCTGTAAACTCCATGATGGCACGCTCTCCATCGATGTTGAGTCTTGTACGTGGGATGATTAGGAAATTTCTTTAGGTCCCTGTTCCCTTCTCCTGTGGTCGCCATTAGGTAATCAATGAGTCTTCCATCGACCTGCGGGACTTCCATGCGAATCACCATGACATTATGAATCGGTTTACCGGGACGAGTATTACGTCGCATCTTCTTGCGCTTACACTCAATCCAACCTTCGCCATCAATAATGCCGGCAACATAGGCGCGTTCGGTAGCAGACATGTCTCTCACATTCCACTTTCCCGTGCTTTTTGCGTCATGACGGCAGGATCTATTTTATCTCTTAATACGGCCAGTTCCTTTTCGTACTTGGCAATCTTATTCATCATCAGTCGATCGGCTTCTTTCTTTACGTTTTCAATTTCAGCTTCAGCTCGTTCGGCTCGATCTTTCCAGTATCGATGATAATCAATTTCCTTGTTGAATGCTTTTTTTGATTCGTTCATAAGTATGAGTTTTTATATCCTTCTCTGTATACATAATCGTTAAAACATCTGTGCTACTGTATACTTTAGCATACACGTTATTACTCAATGCTACACTACTACCACTTGCTAGGATAGCAAATTCACTGCAGCCGGTGCATACCATCAGCATCAATAATAATAGTATCGTTCGCATCATTTAGTTCTCCTTCTGAATCACACATAGGGCAATCCATTGTAACGGTTTCATCAGGTTCTTCAACCGATTTATGGGGAGTGATTATATACCCATTTCCCTTACAACGGGGACAAATTTTAATCTTTTGCTTTACTTCGGGCTTTTCCATTAAGTCTTTCTAATTCTTTATTGATTAATATCCCAATCGTTCCACTTCGACTTTGAACCGTATAGGGAGTAATCACTTTTCGAATCTTATCTAAGTTGAGATAAGTCTCTTTGGACAAAGACACGTTTTTATATTTACTTATGTCAGTCATTTGTTATATCCTCTTTCATATTGTTGTTTATTTAATATAGGATTATTCCCATAAATTACAAGAAAAGTCAATGAAAATTATAATTTTAAGTATAATTATTTGTTCCGCCTTGCATGGAAATTGTCAGATCCCCTATACCAAAAATGTAGAGTATAAGACATGGGCCGACTGTATGTATGCTGGCACTAATGATACCCTGACTCTTTATCAGGTCATGGGAGAAGATTATATTAATACGAATAAAATCTTTGTAAAATTTCAATGCAAAGAAGTTGAAGAGGAAAAAATAGAGTCTTAATTACACATCCACCCTATTAAAAGTTTTCCATCCCGGGTATAGTTTCCTTGAAGTTTTGCATCTCCATTAATTTCTGGATAATAGATGGTATTCACCTCACTCCAGGCTGTTGCAATCTCTCCACAATTAAGATCGTGTGTTTTTAGGTTTATCTCTTCTATCCCGCTCGTGCTTAACAGAAGTATTACCAAATATTTCATTCCATCCTTTTTTATATTGATCGGTAGGAATACGAGACCGTCCATCCCATTTTCTACCTTTTTTGGATTTTTTTTCCATCGCGAAAAGCCTTGGTTTGTTGATGACCTTTTTTATTAAAATAAGAAGCCCAGCCACTAAATTTAGGATCCTTAAGAAGTAAACTTTTGAGCATTTTTTTATAGCTCATGGCTTCCATTTCCTCGGCGTCTCCTCCTTCTTTAGTGATGGTATATTTGTATCTCATCTATTCTTTGGATAAGTCACTTCATTGTGTCCGGTATGTTCAGGTCTAAAGAAAGTATTTCCCTTATGTTGAGAAATTTCTATGTTAAAATTGCACCCTGATTCACAATACCCTTTAAGGATTTGTCCATGCCTTCTTGCAGAAGGATTATCCGCATGACCCTCTATCGTCTCAATGGTTGTTTTACCACTGTAAAGATCAGTGCTTACTTTAGTTACAGTTTTTTCATCTTCCTGACGTGCATAGACTTCTAGATTGGTGAGGTGCGTACAAAAAAATCCACAGATGGGACAATTCATCACTGGATCAAAGTCCTGGTCCATTGTCCATGACATTTCATGCTTGCTTTTGGTATTACCGCTGTATGTATTTTTGTCTGTATTAGGTTCTATTGTTTCCATATTTTCTCCTTTTATTTTTTATTCCTTTTTTTATAATATGTTTTATAAATGAAGTCATCTACTTCTGCTTGGGTATAATGTTTTTCTCCTTTTGATTCACATACCCAACATTGTTTAATTTGATTTTCAGTATTAACTCTTAATTTAATATATCCATTTCCTTGGCATAAAGAACAGATTTCATTATATCCCGTCATAAAGTCTAGGTCTTCCTCCTTTGGATCCTCTAAAAACCATTTTCATGTTTTTCTTTTTAGGTCTTCCTCGTTTTTTAGCTATCCTTTGGGGTTTACGATGACGTCCTAACCCTCTGTAATAACTATGAAAAACCTTTACTCCGGTGCTACAACTTGTAGGCTTATTTTTCACATAAAGTTTAGCTCCCGATCGAACGGCTTCCATATTACTTTCTCTATCCACAATGGCTTTCATCATCCGGGCATAGACATAATTTGGGTCTCTCCCCGCTAGTTCACATACTTGCTTGAAGCCAATTCCTTTTCCTTTAAACCAAGAGATAGCTAGTCGCGCTTCTCTCCAGTCAGAAGAATACATCGCATCATGCGCTGCCTTACTTAAGACGCTTGTCCATAAATAATGTTCAGGACTAGTAAGATCTTCTCCTTCAGTCGTGAATTTCTGTTTGAATATCCCCATTCTTCCTGTTCCCCCAGGCAATAATTCTATCTTGTCCGGGAAGAGTAATTTCAACTCCAAACCTACTCCATGATTTAGCCATGTGATTAAGTTCTAAAACCAAAGTGGAATATTGTTTACTACTCTCTCCTTTAATACTTAATGTTATCTTTCTCATTACCTATAATATAAGAAATTATAGGAGCGCTGTCAAGGACTAATAAAAATTATTTTACGCGCTTCTTTCCCTGGCCACGTGATTTTTTGCGTCTGCTATGTTTATTGGCTCTTTTTGAGTGTCGTCCAGGTCGTTTTCTGGGTCTTTTTTTCTTATAATTAGACGCCCCAAATAAAGGTTTTTTACGGGCCATCGTCTTTTATCAGATTTAAAGTAGGAGGTTTCTGACCTGCAGATGTAATAGGCATATAACTAATAACGCCATTAACTTTTTGCTCATTATCTGTGCCACAATTTACGCAACGGTAAACATTTTTATAAAGAGAAACAAAGACAGTACGAGAATGACATGTTGGACAGTCCCCATTTGTTACTTCAGTCTTGAAGGTTAAGCCTTTTCCAAACATGTTTTTTTCGCTCATACTTCTTTTTATCTTTAAACCTCTTGGGTGTAAAGTGTTTTAAAATTCGGGCTATAGGGTTTCTACTTGAGTACGATTTTTTTGATTGAGATCGAGCCATCAATATTAGTCTCTAATTCAGCTTGAGTCTTGATACATTTATAAGAGACGGTATCTGAAAACGTTCTCTCCGCTTCGCGCTTCCCACGAAGGCATGTAGCCATATTAGGCTGAATACGGTGTTCCTTAATCTCAAAATTTATAAACATCAATAATGCGACTACTGTTTCCATTTAGTGTGCTCCTTTTCCATTTCTATAATGCATTTCTCTATTAGCATCTTTTAGTTTTTCTATATCTTCTAACACTTTATCCATTTGTTTTCTTAAAAATTCTATATTAACTTTGTTTAATGCCATATTTTCAATATGCGTGTTTAATTTATCAGTAGTCTTATATAAATCCTCAATCATCATAAATTGCTCAGAATCTGCGGGTAAACTGCCCAGCTGGCCCCGGGGCCATTTTATACGGAATTCTGTGTTCTCAGTTAAGTCTTTAGACATTAATTCTACCTCTGTTGAAAGTTTGTTTTGGGTTTCAATGATACCAAAATAAGCCCAGGTCCCAATCGCGACCATGCAGATCAAAGAGGCTACGGTTTTCATCGGCATCTGAACTGCGGCTTCTTCTGATATTCTTAAGGGTTTAGGCATTAGTAATTATAACTCCCTGAAGAGTTAGTTCCTTGTTCTAATTTTTCAAATAATTTTTTATGTTGGTCCATGATCTCTTCATCAGAGTCCATCATCTGATCCATTTTCATATTAAGTCTTTCGACATGTCTCTCTAATTTATCCACTTTATCTTCATGAACTGCTTGGATTGTAGAGAGTTCAAATGTACGCGAAAGACTCCAGCCCCCTAGGGCTATGAGTAATCCTACTAGTAATGTCATTAACTTATCAGCCATTAAAATATAATATCCATGACCAAGTATAACGTAATAAATATAAACATTCCAGTCATTTGAATGTCATAGGGATGATTATGCACTCCTTACCCCACAATTTAAATATATGTGAGTAGGGATATTAATAAAATTATAAAAGCAGAAACGAGATATGTTATCCATTTAGCTTCTCTCTGCTCCTTTATCCGTGCAAGATTTCGTGCCCTCAATATTTTTAAAGCCTTGTATCTCACTATTCTTCACACCCATTGTTAAAAAACTTTGTTCATACGTTAGTTGCTCTGCGTTTTCTTGTTCGTCTTTTATTTGACAACATGTACCTGATTCTTCTTTTTCTTTGGTATGCATATTGCAAGTTTGTTTTTCTTCTATTGGCATGCTTCACACTCATTTGTGTCATCCACGACTAAACCTTCAGGTTCTGTACAATCACATGAGGAGCAGTTGCATTCCTCGTGATCTGCTTCTATGCAGTGACATAAGTGTCCACATTTTTTACAAGTTTTGTTTTTCATTTTTTTCTATGTTGTAGAAGTAGTTATCACTATCTTCTGTTTTCCATTTGCTGTCGTCTTCCACATTCCATTCGCTTGTTTGTACTTTCCAATCGACTGGAATTTCATCTTTCACAGTGAAAGACGGAATACTCCATATTAATCTATTATTAGGCTGTGCCGCATAGTTGCCATTGTCCAGAGCAAGTATGTGTGCGCACTTATGTTCGTGCGGTATTTCAGAATGATCTGTGTCAACTATATTACTCTCTGGGTGGGCCCAGTCAACTGTGAAAAGATAGGATCCTATGTGCCAGACCTTATCTTTGTCTATATATTTCCCTGATTGACCATCTAAGATATCGTAATTAGTAATAGCAGGATAATAACTAAAGCAATTCCAAAGCTCCAACTGGTCAAGGCGAGTCCTAGGAACGTCTTTGATGTTAAATCCTCTTTGAATAAACGCACTAATCGGAAGCCGATAGAAGATAGCACCATTTTCCATAAGTGCATGAAACAGAATAGGCCGCCCTGTAATCGATGCAACCCCAAAAAGAATGCAGTCTTCCACTTCTCCGTGGTGTGCTTTGAGATCATAGAGATATTCTCTCCGAATCTGCGCATAGATCACAGGAATATTCGCGTTTAAATAAGCCATCTAACATATAACCCTTACGTTGCTAAAAAATAAATGGCAACAATCACTACTACAACAGCAGCAGATATTTTAGGATTAGCTTTTGCTAATGCCAAAAGTTGTTTCGCTTTTTCCATAGTTTCCTCCTATTTTATGTCACCCCAGTTTTTACCGGACGCGTAGTCTACCTTATTTGGTACCTTAAGTCTAATCGCATTTTCCATGATATTTTTTATTTTTAACGCTGTTTCTTCATCGGGTATAGAAACACATAATTCATCATGGATTTGAATGTGTGGAAGTATACCATTTTTATAAAGATTCACCATTGCTTGTTTAGTCATATCAGCGGCACTCCCTTGTACTAATCTATTTAATGCTCTGTATGTAAAAGCTAAACGATAATGTTTATTAAAATTAATATAATCAATGTCATCAGGATATTGTTCATGATACTTTAGCTTCGCTTGTTCTTTACTCATGATTGGTACCGGATCATATTTATAAGAAGTAATAGTTTGCCATTCTTTCTTTTCTTCATTATACTTCTTTTCTTCTATTTTTGTTTCAATTTCAAATCTTCCTAACTCAGCATTCCATTGTTTATCATAAGGTTCCCATCGATTAAATCTACAAAACCTGTCCCCTAAAGTATAAATAAGCTCATGTTCTTCTGCAAATTCAATTAGTCCATTAGATAATTCTTTGATGAAAGGGACTTTAGAATGGTAATCATAAAATAAATCACGTGCCTGTTGCGGCGTAAGTTCTAATTCTTTTTGTAATTTCATTTTTCCCATGCCATAAAATAAACCTAGGTTAATTGTTTTTGCTTGGCTTCTCGGTATTTTTGCCATGTCCGCTACAATAGCATGAAAATCTGTTTTAGGATTCTCTTTATAGGCATCTGCTAACGTATCAGTTCCGGGGAGGTCCCATCTTAATGCATAATGCACTACAATTCTTGGTTCTTGCTGAGAATAATCAAATGATCCCCAGGCACAACCTTCTTCTGGAATAAATATTTCTCTTATTCTTTCTCCTATAGGTCCTTTAGCTGGAACTTGCTGAAGATTTGGGTTACTCATAGAAAATCTTCCAGTTACTGTTCCGCCCTGGTCCGATCTAATTTGATTTATATCCGCATGGATTCTCCCTTTATGTACAAAACTTAAAAGTCCTTCGACAAAAGCATTCTTTGCTTTATCACATTCTCTGGCTCGAGCTATCATTCTAAGATATTTATTTTTATGTGTTCTTAAATATTGTTTAGGAAGTTGAGGCATCCCTGACTTAGGAGTTTTTTTGTAGTCTTTTATTTTTTGTTGATCTAAAAGTTTTTTAATAGATGCAGATGCCCATATTTCTATTTTGATTCCTGTCTCTTTGTGGATATCTTTTATAAGCTGTTCTCGTTCTGTTTCTAATTCGTTGCCAAACTGTTTCGCTTTTTCAACGTCTACGCGAACTCCTTTAAACTTCATATCCACAAGACATGGAAATAAGTTTGTCTCTAATTTAAATATATTTGCTAAGTTCTTTTTGTCTCCATCAGCATTTACAAACAAAGTCTCCTTTAGTCTAGGTTCGAAAACATTCCATAGTTTTAAAGTCAACTTAACGTCTTGTTCTGCGTAATCTTTGACTAAGCTATAGGGAAGCTTATGCATATTATTAAGAGGGTCTTTGATACCATATTCTTTTAAGGATTTATCTTGGAGATCATATTTATATTTACTTTCTCCACTAAGATAATCTTTACTTATTGAATCTAAAGTATATCTCATTCTATTCTCATCTATCACGGAGGCAGCAATCATGGTGTCTAATAGTTCCCCTTTAGGCATTAGCCCACTTTCAGCTCTAATCCAACATACATCGTACATTGCATTATGAAAGACTTTTTTAATATTTGGATTTTGAAATAATTTTTTATTTAATGTATCCCATGTTTGTTTAGGATCCAGATTACCGCTCATAGCGTGCCGAATAGGAAAATATAAAGCTTGTTTACCTGTACAGACTCCAATTCCACACACATACCCCACACCTCTAACGGCCCCTGATCCTTTTGTTTTTAAGTCGGGATCATAAGTTTCTAAGTCAACTGAAACTATATCAATCCCTTTTAAATTTAAGTCACTTAGTTCAGGGGAAGTACACATTATTTTTTTAATATCCCCCAAAAATTTTTCTTATCTAATGGATTCTCTTCTGTGTAATCTCTCTCAATAATCATATCAATATAGTGTTTTGCTTTTTCCAAATCTTGCTTTCCTCCTTTATAAGTATGTCTACATATATACTTGATTGCGTTGCCTTCCGCAAATAAAATTTTATTTTTATTAATAAATTCGCTCGGCTGAATTTTTAATTTTTTATAATGTGAACCGCCTACTTGTTTATCGTATGCACTCATATTAGTATCTGCAAAAGCAGATACAATGTGATGAAGATAAACATAGACATCATTTGCATGTCATATGGGAAGTTCGTCATTTCTGCTTTTTCCACTCTCGATATCCTTTAATCCATTCGTTGCGATCTCTTTTACCCCAACGTTTTGTCCAAGCCCAAGAATTAAGTTTCCCAGACCAGGTCTCAATTAAATTTAATATCCAATCTTTCATATTCTAAATGATTTATAAATGTCCTTTGGTTTTACAATATGCAGATGGTCCTTTGTCCTAGTTGCCCCGACATAGAAGAGTCTATTCTCATCATCGGGATAACGGTCGTAACTTTTTTGAGTATTATTGCTCAGGTCAGTTAGTAAAACAACATTATCTGCTTCACCTCCTTTAACACCATGTATCGTAGATAGCAAGATTCTTGGTTCCTGATTTAACTTTTCATTATTCTCTCTCATTTTTCTAATATACTTTACCGCTTTTAAAGGGGCGGCATCTAAAGCTTCATACCAAACCGATCGATTAATAAGACCATGTTTGTTGCTACATTCTTCCATCGTGTATCTATTATCTTTAGAAAGGTATTGTAATTGCTCCTTTTGATAATGAGCTGG